GTGGTCCTGGATCCGATGGTGGCGCTGGTGAAATATTATTTAGATTTATAAGGATTGCATAATGCCACTTACTAAAATAGAATTTGCTCCAGGAATAGATAAACAAAACACTGAATATGGTGCAGAAGGTCGTTGGACTGATTCAGATTTAGTACGTTTTAGATACGGTTTACCAGAAAAAATTGGTGGTTGGGTTAAATTAATTCAACAAACTTTGGTTGGTGTTGTAAGAGATATGCATGCCTGGTCCGATCTTAATGGTATACGATACATGGCCCTTGGCACAGACAGAAAATTATATGTTTATTCTGAAGGCACTGCTTATGATATTACTCCTGTTAGAGCACAGCAAGCAGGACTAAGTAATCCTTTTGCAACGGTGTCTGGTAGTGCAACTATTACAGTAACAGACGCAGCTCATGGAGCTTTAGCAGGTGACTTTGTTACGTTTAGTGGAGCATCTGCCACAGCTGGTTTAGATATGAATAAAGAATTTGAAATATCAACTTACGTTGATGCTAATACTTATACTATAACTTACACAGGAAGCACGGCTAATGCTACAGGAAATGGAGGAGGAACAGTTACAGCAACTTATGATATAAGCACTGGTTTATCAGCTTCTGCATATGGTTATGGATGGGGTACTGGTGATTGGAATGATGGAACATGGAACACACCTCGTTCAACATCTACTGTTAAAATTGATGGTAGACAATGGTCTTTTGATAATTTTGGTGAAGATTTAATAGCAACAGTTAGTGAAGGTGGAACATTTAGATGGGATACTTCTGTTGGGTTTGGTACACCAGCAGCTATTATTACACAGGCTCCAACAAACTCTAGATTTAATTTAGTATCACCTGTTGATAGACATGTATTATTATTTGGTACTGAAACAATTATTGGAACTTCTTCTAGTGCAGATCCTTTGTTCTTACGTTTTTCTTCTCAAGAAGATTTTCAAACATGGGTTCCAACTGCAACAAACACAGCTGGGTCATTTAGAATTCAAGATGGTTCTAAAATTATGGCAGCAGCAAGATCTAGAGGAGCTATATTAGTATGGACTGATACGTCTTTACATGCATTACAATTTGTAGGACCACCTTTTACATTTTCATTAAATCAAGTAGGGGCTAACTGTGGAGCTGTATCAAATCATTGTGTTAAAGATGTTAATGGTATTACTTATTGGATGTCTCAAAACTCTTTCTATATGTTTGATGGTGCAGTTAAAAAATTACCTTGTAGTGTACAAGATTATGTATTTAGTGATTTTAATATTACCACTCAACCAGAAACATTCTGTGGTCTTAATTCAGAAAAAAATGAAATAACTTGGTTTTATTGTAGTCTTAATGCTCAACAAATAGATAGATATGTTACTCTTAATTATCTAGAAGGTTCTTGGTCTATTGGAAGTATGGCAAGAACATCATGGGTTGATTATGGAGTATATGAAAATCCTTATGCAACAGAATATTCTTCTACAGCTACGGCTACAACTCCTAGTATATTAGGATTAACTCCAGGAGCTTCTACATTTTACATACAAGAATCTGGATTTGATGCTGATGGCCAAGCAATGACAGCTTTTGTTACATCAGGTGATTTTGATATACAAGATGGTCAACAACTTTTACATATTGGTAGAGGCATACCTGATTTTCAAAACTTAGCAGGTTCGGTAGATTTATCTTTGACATTTAAAACTTATCCTTCATCAAGTACTTCTATTGTTAAAACATCCACTGTATCGACAACTACAACAAAATTTGATATAAGAGGCCGAGGCAGACAAGGGCAGTTAAAAATAGAAAGTGATGCTATTGGAGATAACTGGAGATTTGGAACTTTACGTCTCGATGTTCAACCAGATGGAGGTAGATAATGGATAAAGAATTAACACAAGGACAAAAAGATACTTTAAAAAAACATAGTAAACATCATAGTGCAAAGCATATGGCAATGATGAGAAAAGAAATGAAAAACGGAAAGTCATTTACAACTGCACATAAAATAGCTCAAAAGAAAGTAGGAACTTAATGGCTAAAATATCTACAACAAGATTACCTAATGCAACTATGGAATATGATAGGACTCAGTTTGATGTTCTTATTAGATTACTAGAACAAATGATAAATCAATTAAACTTTGGTTATCAAGAAGATTTAAAAGATACTTCTACTGCAAGGAGTTGGTTCATTGGCTGATAAATTTTTAAGTTTTTCTAAAACAGGTACAGGCACTTTACAATCTGTTTATACAGTTCCTGAAGGAAATGAAGGAGCAGTACCACCTATTTTTCCTACGACAGCTTTAGTAAAAAGTATAAGAATTTCCAATCCTACAGGAGGAGCGGTTACAACAAAAGTATTGATGGTTGATAGTAGTAATACTAATTTATCTATAAATTTATATCAAGATTCTCTTGCCGCAGAAACTACGCAAGAAGTATTGTCTCAACCTATCGTATTAGAAAAACTTGATAAGATAGATATTACAGGAAACGGTGTAACTATTTTAGTTAGTTTAATGGAGATTGCATTGGCATGACATTTAAAAAAGTACAAGAACCTAAACAGATTGGTGTCCAAATGGTTAATGGTAAAGAAGTACCTATATTACAACCTGAAGTTTTTATAGAAGTTAAAAATAAATTAACTGGTAAAGAATATGAATCACCGGAAGATGCTAAAAAAGATATAGCTGACCCTACTACAGATACTCAAGAAGAGCACATAGAACAAAACGTTGAGATTAAAGTTCAACAATTGCCAGATTTTAAAGGTGAGATAAAGTACGATTAAGCACTACACATTTCGCATTCTTCTGGTTCATTAGAAACCATTACTTGCTCTGATTTTTTATTATGACATTTACAGCCTGCTAAGTGTTTTTTAAATTCTCTTTCCACGCTCATAAGTCTGCTGTGGTAGTTGGCTAGTTTGTCTGCTAAAAATGCTATTGATGCAGATGCTTCTTCTTGTGTCATAATATCTCCTTATTTAAATTTTTGGGGTAAGAACCACATTACTTATTTCGAATATTATTTGCAAGAAAACTTTTAAAATTGTTTTCTTGACATTATTTCTTTTTTAGCAAATCGTGTATTTGTTGTCCTTGTACGGCAACCATGAACCCTATAAATATAACTCCTATTAAAATTGTTATAAGTAGTGCTAATTCTATCATGTAGTCCTCCACATATCAGCGTGAGGTAAACAGTGTTCTGTGCTCACACCTTTTTTCATTGTTAAAATTATGTCTCCACTAATACTAATTCGTGGATCCGGCTTCAAGTTAGTTTCTGTTTGATGTAATAGTATGCTAGGAAAAATTACAAAGTCTCCTGTTTTTACAGGAAAGATATAACTAGCAAAATTAAATTGATTCCATTCTTTTATGTATTGATCAGTTGGTGGAATAAACAAACCTGTTTGTGCAGCAAGTTCTTCTTCAAATCGTATGTTACCCATGTCCTCGTTATGTACATAATAAACACAACTAAAGTGACTAGCTGTATGTTTGTGAGAAGCTATGTGTTGATTTTGTGTCGTATATGTGGCCCATGCTTTTGTTATGTGTGCATCAAATTTTTCCATGTCATAGCCTTTAGCATTTAAAAAAGCATTAATGTGTTTACATAATGATTTAAACAAGTCCTCATATTCTATATCTAATTGTAAATTATCTTTAGCATCATTAAGATCTGTAAAATTTGTATTACCTTCTACGTCTGTAGTAGCTGCAACGCTGCCTGGTTTTTCTTTAACAAAAGATTCTACTAATGGTTTTATTACTTTGTTTATTTTTTTATGATCTTTTAAATGTGTTTTGTATATGTTTTTACTAAAAACATTATTAATGGTAGCTTCCTCTTCCATAACTAACCTCCAAATATTCTATTTTTGTTACCCAACCTTTAGGTATAGCAATAGCTCCACCTCCATGATTGTCATCTTTATCCGTACACCATGAGCGCATAATGACAACTTTTTCTACATTTTCTACTACCATCCAACCTACTTCTTGACACACAGCTAAAGGAGCTTCTTGTATTTCTTTAATAGACAACCATCCTGTCTCCTGATCCCTGGCATCAAGCCAAGTTATTCGAACCATTGGACATTTATCAATATCGAACTTTTCTGTACTAGACATTATTGCTCTTGTGTTATACCAATATTTTGACTATAATTGTATGATAAAATAGGCATAATGCACAAGTCTAGCCTCCTTGCTAAAAATAAGACAATTCATAATTGCAATAGGAGATATGTTTAAGAATCTAGTTAAAAAGATCAAAGGAGTCGCAAAAAAAGTAGCGCCATACGCTGGTGTTGTTGCAGGTATGTTTGGGGCTAGTCCCCTTATGGCAGCCGGCATAGGAGCTCTTGGTGGAGGATTAGGTACAGGAAATATGAAAGGCGCCGTTCTAGGTGGCCTTGGTGGTTTCGGTTCAGGAACCATGTATGGAGGTGCAAACAAGTTATTTGATGCTAAAGCTTTAATAGGTAAAGGTGGCCCTGGTGGATTTTTTAATCCAAATCAAAAAGGCATTGCTGATTTATTATTAGGACAAGTTCGAACTCCTGGACCACAAGTTTTTGATACAGGTACAATGAGTATGGTTGACACAGCAGATACTGTTGGCCCTTCAGGATTAGATAGATTTAAAGAAGCATTAACAATGGAAAACAATCCATTAACAGGCAACAAATTAAAAGAAAACAGTATGTATCGTTTTTTACCAACAGCAGCTGCAGGTACAGCACTTGCTTATGGACTCGGGGCATTTGATGAAGAACCAGTTCCTGAAGATGAAATTCCAACAGAGTATGTTTATAATGCAGCAACCGACCCACTTAAAAACGTAAACAAAAGATTTCAAGATTACTATCAAGGTATAACACAAGTAGCACCAAGTTCTATTTACGGTTACTTACAATCAATAGGTGCATTAAAAGAAGGTGGCATTCCTCGTGGCTATTCAGGCGGTGGATCAATGGCACAAAAAATGGATGTACCCGGACAGTTTTTATTAAACGATCCATCTAAATCACCACTATCTGTTTTAGAAGCAGCGGATGGTATGGGAATACAAGATCTTGAACAATATGTTGATACAGGCGAAGGTGAAGGCATGGATAAAGGAGTAGGTGCGGCTAAAGAAGTATTAATGATGGGTGCAGAAGAAGCAATGAAAGAATTAGGAACAAATAATTCAAGTGATGATGGAAAAAGAATGTTAGATCTAACAAAAGGTCAAGAAGAAGCAGTTAAAGACGGAGCTACTCAAGTAGAAATGACAGATGCTCAAGAAAAATTTTATAGTAGTCCTTCTGATGAAGGTAAAACATTTGGTAATGGAGAATTTTATTATGATGATCCTAAACTAATTGAGTTTATACAAAGACGAGCAGATAGTAATGGCACTACATACCAAGAAGAATTATTTAAATTTGTTGATGAAGTAGAAGGATTTTATAGAAACAAAAAAGCTGATGGAGGAGATTTAGAAATATTAGATCAAATAGAAATAGTTCAAGGTTTAATGGATAAGGAAAGTGATCCATTAAGACAATCATTTTTTGCAGATAAAATAGTAGAATTAAGAAAAAGAGTTTTAGATAGTTACAATTCAAATGCTAATGGTGGTGTGGCAGCATTTAATCATGGTGGACAAATCATGGGCCCTGGCACCGGCCGGGAAGATATTATACCGGGAAAGATAGTAGATAAAAACACAGGACAAACAAGTGATATGTTGGTAAGTAATAATGAACATATTATACCAGAGTATGCATTGTATGCTATGGGCGGAGGAGACACGAAAAAAGGACATGATATGATGGATGCTTTAAGAAAACAAACTAAACCTATGGCACAAGATATGGGTTACAATTTTAAAGGCGCAGAAGATGGGAGCGTAATGTATGGCTGAAACAATAATTAATCAAAATTTACCTCCTGAGTATATACAAAAAGGCTACACTGATTTAATCAAGAATGTTTCTGATTATGTAGGAGGAGCACAACCTCTTCCTGATTTTGAGTTAGCAGGATTATCTCCAGCACAACAACAAGCATACAAAATGGCGTATGCAAACATGGGTTATAGTTATGATCCATCAACAGGATTTACAAAAACAGGTGATGCTTTAGGCGCTTCAGAAATGGCACAAGGTTTAGGTGCCTTAGATACATACGGAGCACAAGCAGGAGATTTATATAGTAAATCAGCAGCAGCTACTTTTGATCCAAGTTCTTATCAGGATTTTATGACTCCTTATATGGACAACATTACGGCTGAAATAAATAAACAATCACAAATGGCACAAAATCAAGCAGCAGGACAACAGGCTATGGGCGGTGTGTATGGTGGTTCAAGAGGTCAAATACAATCAGGAATGATTGATGAAGCAAGAATGGATACTATTAGTGATGCTTATACAGATCAATTTAATAATGCAATGCAACAAGCTTATGGTGCTTTT